TGTCTGGTGATTTTGGTAAAGCTGCTGAAATTGGCACACAAATGAAAGCAAACGCTACTACAGCAAGAGCAGAGCAAGATAAATTAATTGCTTCAATTATGAATCGTAACAAAGCTGAGAAAGAGACACTGAGTGTTACTGAACAGCAACGTATTGCAAACAGAAGTGCAGCGAAAGAAATTGAAGATAGAATTAAAAAAGAAAAAGCTCCTAAGACTGACGAAGAAAAAGAACGATTGAGATTACTTGCTGAATCTGAAAAGTATTTATCTAGAATTTCAGTTTTAAATAATTCAGCAATTAAGGAACAAGAAGAGTATACTAAAGCACAAAAATTAGCATTAGATATTTTCTCTGACCCTGATTTTAAAAATTATCCTGTACAACAAAGAATAAAAATTGCGAATGCTATTGAACAGGCGCATGCTGAAGAGTTAGTTGCCAATGAGTTAACAAAACAAAGAGCTATTCAAAAGCAAATCTATGATGATTATGTAAAGCTTCAAGCTAAAAGAGATGATGCTTTGTTTAATGCAATTGATAATTCTATCGAATTAAATAAAGCAGTTAAAGAAGAATCAGATGAGTTAATGTTTCAAAGTACGTTGATTGGTAAAACAGATCAAGAACGCAAGAAAGCCGTTAAAACAAGACAAGCTGAACTTTTACTAGCTAAAGAATTAGCTGCAATTGATAAGTTAAAGAGTTTAAATAACGGTCAGGATATTGGTGATCTTCAATCTCAAGCTTACCAAAGATTCGCAGATAGGACTAAGAATATCAACACTGAAATTGCAAACGACTTTGTTGAAAAGCAATTAGCAGAATACAATAGAATCTCTGATGGTTTAACTGACGCTGTATTAACAGGACTAATTGAAGGTGGTAAAGCTGGTCGTACTAAGTTACGTGATTTAATTGTAGCTGAACTTAAAAAGCCAATTACAATCGTAGTTAAAGCTGTTGTTGATGCTACTCTTGGTAGTTTCATGCAAGGTGTTATTGGAGGTGGGTCAAGCTCCGCAGGTAGTTCTATATTAGGTAGTACTCTTGGTAATAGTGCAGCCGCATATGGTGCAAGCTTATTTGGTAACAGTGCTGTGTATGGTGCTGCTATAGGTACTACCAATATTGCAGCAGGTTCTCAAGCTGCCATGTTAGCATCACAAACAGGTGCATTTGGAGCACAAGGTGCTTACGCTACAGCACAGGCAGCCGGTACAACCGCATCAGCAAGTCAGATGGCAGCTACCGCAGGACCATATGTATTAGCCGCTGTGGCTGCTCTAAATGCCCTTGGAATGTTTAAATCAACTAAAACAGTAGGTGGTGGAATTACTGGTACGCTTGGTACTGGTGATCTTCAGTCTTATGCTCTAAATCGTACAAGTGGAACTCTGTTCAATGGACCATCTTACAGTGCTGTTTCTCAGGGTGCTACAGAAGCAACAAATGCTTTAGAAACTGCTTTCTTATCTATCAGATCAGCTACTGTTCGATTAACAGAATCTTTAGGATTTTCTGTGGATAATATTAAAAGTTTTACAATGGCAGTTGGTGATGTAAAAGTTCACCCTGATATTGAACAGCTAGGTTTAGTGTTGGATAGTTTAAGTGATGAACAAAGAGTTGCTAAAATAAATGAAGTTTTAAGCAAATCAGGAGATGCGCTTGCAGAGATTCTTCTTGGAGCTGGTACTACTCTTGAAGAACTTAAAAATACATTTAACTTCTTCTATGAGAACTTTTTTACACAAGAAGAAAAACTTGCTAATTTAAGTAAAGATTTAACAACTGAATTTAGTAAACTAAACTTGGCTTTACCAACTACCCGTGAAGAGTTTAAACAAATGGTATTAACTGCACAAAAAGCAGGCGATACAAATCTTGTTAAAAACTTGTTAGGATTACAATACGCTTTTGCCGAGTTAGTACCTGTAGCAGAAGCTGCAGATAATGCTACTACTGATCTAAGTTCTACGTTAAAAGATATGCAGATGCAAATTCTAAAATTAACTGGAACACCTGAACAAATTCTCGCAGCTCAAAGAGCATCTGTTTTAGATGCTACTGATCCAGTGTTTAAATCAACACAGAATTATATCTTTGCTTTAGAAGATGTTAAGTCTGCTCAGGACGATTTAACTGAAGCTCGTAATAGAGAAGGTGAAACAATTAAAAATACTGTGTCTAGTCTGAAAAAGAACGCAGAGTCTTTACGACAGTTTAGTCAGTCTCTCTTGTTAGGTTCTAGTACTACACTTACACCGGGACAACAGTACACTGAATCAAAAGGTCAATTTGACGCTATACTTGCTACAGCAACAGGTTCTGCTGTTACTACTGAAGAGATTGCTAAGAAAGATGCTGCACTTGCTCAACTACAAGGTTCTGCAACGGCGTTCTTGAATGCATCTCGTATGTATAACGCAAGTTCTTCTCAGTACACCGAGGACTTTAACTTAGTTCAACGTGCATTGACAAGTACTGCAGACGAATTAGACAAACAAAGTTCTGACGCTGAAAAACAACTTAGTGCTTTAAATCTGATTAACAAAGCTACATTATCTGTAGCCCAAGCAGTTGATAATTTAGCAGTAGCTCAAGCAAACGTAGGTAAGTTAATCAAAGATGAAATTACTGCATTATACCAGAAGTTTCTAGGACGTGATCCTGAAGCTGGTGGTGAAGCGTTTTGGACTAACTCTGTTAATTCAGGTAGCACCTTTAGTCAAATTTCCGAAAGCATCAGCACTAGTCCAGAAGCAAAAATTCAAAAACTATATTCATCATTAGCTAATCGGGTGGGTGAAGCAGAAGGTGTACAACACTGGATGTCAGCACTAATTCAAGGCGTACCTAAAGAAGAAATTGTAATGGCTTTTGCCAGAAGTGCAGTATCTCTTGAAGGTGGTACTGAATTGGCAAAGCAAATTGTAGCAGGAACAGCACCAGCGACAATACCCGGTTTTGCTCAAGGCACAAACTATGTTCCTTCTGATATGTACGCTCAGATTCACAAAGGTGAACGAATCGTACCAGCAGCAGATAACACAAGATTGTTCCAAAGCTTAAATGATAGAAATGAAACTAATGTTGTATTAGTAACTGAAATCAGAAATCTAAGACAAGAGATAGTTGAACTTCGTGAACAACAGTCTAAAGAAACTGCTACAATTGTAGTTTCCAATATAGATGCTCAACAACGTAACGCTGATAGTATTAATACTGCTATTAACGAAACAAGTAAAGAAACTAACTGGAACTCAAAAGTACGCGAAAGTGTAAAACTTAAATAAAGATAACCCACTGTTTAACGGCAGTGGGTTATTCACATATTATAAAGGAAGATATGGCATTAACTAACGCTCAATTTCAAGCGTGGCTAGAAGACCCTACCGCAATTCGTTGTATGCTTGTAGAAGTCTCAGCAAATATTTCGGGTACAGAAACTAATCTGTATTTGAGTAATATTCAATACGTAACTGGTGCAAGTGATTCTCCAAGTAATACAACTTATTTACCGCTTTTAAAAACTGCTGTAAATTTTACAGAGAATCTTTCATTGAATGGTGCAGGTTCTTTAAGCTACGGTGATATCTCCATTGACAATACAAATGGTGAGTACGACAATTGGTTAAAAGCAGCATGGCAAGGTAGAGCAATTTCTATCTATATTGGTGATCCTAAGTTTGTTCGTGCAGATTTTACTAAGATTTTTTCAGGTATAGTAGCAGATGTGAATTCTAGTGATAAAGATACTATTAATTTACAACTGCGAGATATAATGCAAAAGCTCAATACTCCGATTACTGATAAAGTACTTGGTAACTACTATCAAGGTAGTATTGTTTCTACTGCAGTATATGATAATCCAAATAAAGAACAGGTAAAACCTTTGGTATTTGGTGAGGTATTTAATATTACACCGTTGCTTATTGATCCAACAACTCTTGAGTTCATGGTAAACGATGGGCCAATTGAAAGTATCATCGAAGTACGAGACAATGGTGTTCCTTTGATTATTTCTTCAGGTTATACAGTTGACTTAGTTAAAGGAACTTTTAAGCTTTTAAAGAATCCTGCCGGTGCTATCACTTGTTCAGTACAGGGCGATAAAAATCCGACTTATAACAATACCGTTTCTAACATCATCAAACGCATTATAAAAAGTTTCGGTAATCCTAGTATTGCTGGAACCATTACAGATGCAGACATTGATTTGACCAATTTCAACACGTTTCAAACTAATCATCCACAAGCAGTTGGTATTTATATTAGTGCAAAAGATAACTTAATCAGCGTATGTCAAGAATTAGCAGCTAGTGTAGGTGCTCAGTTAGTTGCTTCACGTTCTGGTTTACTAAGGTTATTAAAAGTAACGATACCTGTAGCTGGAACTGAAACCATTACGGATGATTATATTATTCAAAACAGTCTGGCCGTAAGTCAAAAACCAGAAATTATGGCAACAAGTAAACTAGGTTTTTGCAAGAACTGGACAGTGCAGGATAACCTTTTAACAGGTATTCCATCTGCACATAAGGATTTGATGTCAGGTGAATGGTTAAGTAAAACATATACAAATACTACAGCACAAGCATTGTACAAGCTTGATGCTTTGCCTGAACAAAAGAATACTTTAATGCTTACTGATGCATCAGGACAAGTTACTGCAGAAGCTACTCGTTTAGTAAATCTGTGGAGTACACCTAGATATGTTTATCGTTTTATTGCAACAAGTAAGTTTTTACAATTACAGTTAGGTGATATGGTTACTGTAAAACATAAAAGATTTGGATTAACATCAGGTGTATATGCTCAGATTATCTCAATAGAGATTGATTGGGATATTGGCTTTATAACATTGGAGGTGCTGATTTAATGGCAACTATTATTAACGATAAAGATAAGATACTACAAGCGTCTGCTATTAGGCTTGGTACTAGTTCGTCTAATTTTATTTATTTTTCTACGCCTGCTCCTGTTTTTAAAGTTGTAGATACAGTAGCTACACCTTCAAGCTATGCGATAGAAGCTAAGTTTCAAGGTCAGATATCTGGTACAGTTACTTGGTCTGTTGTATCTGGTACGGTATCTAGCACAAGTGGTCAATCAGGGAATACATGGACTCTAGCTTATGCAAACATGACCTCAGATGTACTTGTAATTAGAGCTACTTTAAATTATCTTGGTGGTATTTATACTTCTGATCTTACTGTAACCAAAGTATTTAATGGTGAAGCTGGTATTCCGGGCGATGCAGGTATTACTGGAAATTCTGCACGAATTTGTTACACAAAAACTACATTAAGCTCTTTAGCCACAACACCAACGACTATTACAACAACTGGTAGCGCAAGTTATCCACCAAACAGTTCTTGGGGTAGTGGTACAGTATGGCAAGCCACAGCACCTACTATTATAGCAGGTGAGTCTGTTTATCAATCTGACGGTATTTATTCACCAACGACAGGTAATACAATTTGGAATGTACCGTATTTGAGTAATTTAAAAGTAGGAAAATTAGAGTCCATTGTATCAAGTACAGGCCAACTAACTGTAAACTCTGATGGACATATTAAAGGTGGTCAGACTAATTATATTACAGGTAATGGTTTTTTTCTAGGATATAGTGGTGCTACTTATAAGTTCTCTCTAGGTTCTTTTAAATATGGTACAGCTAATATATCTACAGATACAATCACATCTACAAGTCATGGTCTTGCAAACTTTACACAAATAACTTTTACTAATGTAGGTTCTATTAGTAATATTACAACAACAAAAGTCTATACTGTTGTAAACGTAACAGCAGATACTTTTCAAATTACATCAGTTTATGGAGGCTCTGTAGTTAATCTTACAGGTTCAACATCAACCGTTGAATTTACACCTCAAGCTTTATATTGGGATGGTTCACAATTAAATATTAGTGGAAATATTAGAGGTGGAACAATCGGTATTGGTAGTGGCAATACTGTAAACGGGTATGTTTTCTCAGTTAATGCGGCAGGTGTTGTTCAAGTAGGTAATATATTTGGAGGTGTGGGTGCTTTTGATAATGCAGCTTTTACATCTACTGATGCTATTACAGGTTATACAAACATTAATGCCACAGGTGTTGTAGGCTCTGTAGGTGCTACAAACTCAGGTAGTGCTGCACATGGGCTTAGAGGTAGAAACAACTATAACGGTACTTCTGGTTTGGTAGGTGTTGCAAACGGATATGATTTTTATGCAGACGGCACTGGAACAAACTATGGTCCCTTTACAGGTAATCATGATATTTTACTTCCTATTACTGAAACCCTTACCGAAGGAACAATTGTCGTTGATGTGTCTTGCATATCACGTAACGATTGGTCAAATGCGATTTTTCAGGTCACTGCTTCAACAACAGCTAATCAGGCAGGTGCAAGAGGTGTGTTTGTTGGACAGTTAAGGCCGTTGTCTAGTGTTACACCACCAGCGTTTATAGACCACTGGATCGAAATCGATAATGTAAACACACCTGTAATGACGGATCAATACGAAGCAATCAAGAACGATTATTGGTTTGGTTCGATGAATTCAATTGGTGAAGGTCAAATTCAGGTTTGTGGTGAAAACGGTGATATTGATGTCGATACTTTACTTGTTACAAGTAATACCACTGGTGTTGCAATGGCACAATCTGATGATATTATTCGTAGTAAAACTGTAGCCAAATCACGCGAAGCAATTACATTTAGTAATCCCACCGAAGTTAAGATAGTGGCTTGTATTTATTTAGGAGGCTAATTTATGGCACAAAACAATTTAAGAATACTATATGACAATGTAATAGATTCTTCAACATTAACAGCATCTAGTACAACATCAGGTTTTCCTGTTAGTAATCTACAAAAAGAACTTAAAGGTTTAGTATGGAGGTCTACTTCAACAACAGCAACTGTAACAGCAACATGGACTACATCACAATCTTTATCTTGTGTTATTTTACCATTTTGTAATCTAACTTCATCTGCTACTATTAGAGTTAAACTGTATACGCTTACTACAGATACTACACCTGTGTTAGATACAGGTGCTGTAAACGCAGGAGCTTATACACCAACTGATTTATTCGGTGGCTGGAGTAACATTTCTACTTCAGGTGTAAATGCCTATAACTACGGTGGAGGTACTTATGCACGAAGTTGGTTTAATGCAACTTCAGCAAGAAAGATGGAAGTTATAATTTCAGATACAACAAATCCTGCAGGTTATATTGAACTTAGTCGTATTGTCTGTGGTGCGTATTGGTCGCCTTCTATCAATGCAAGTTTCGGTGTTGAGTTAGGGTATTTAGACACCAGTGAACAACGCAGAACTGAAGCTGGAAATTTGATTACATCAAATGGTACTATTCATAAAACACTGACATTTAATTTAGACTCTATTACAGAAAACGATAGACCTAAGATGCTAAGTCTAATAAGAGGTAACGGTTTACGTAAAGCTTTATTTGTATCGGTATTTCCTTTGGACGATGATGTTGTAAAAGAACAAAGCTATCAGATATATGCTAAGTTTAATAACTTATCAGTATTGACACATCAGTTTTATTCTTTGTATTCTTCATCGTTAACTTTAGAAGAAATCTAATTAAACATTGATTTTAACAGATAGTTATGTTATAATATACAAATCATTAGGCTACCTTCGGGTGGCCTATTTTATTTACAGAATTTGAAAGTATTAGTATGGCGGAACAAATTGAACATCGTGTGATTAAACTAGAATTAAAAGTAGAAGACCATGCTGAAGAACTGAAAAAACTTCAAGATATTTCTACTGATCTAAGAAATTCTTTAACAGGTATTGAGAAGACATTAAATCAGATTAAATATTTAGCGATGGGTGCAGTATTGGTTGTACTTACTCAGTCAATGGGTATTACAAATGTTCTTAAAATGATAATTGGATTATGATATGAAACTGTATACCAACTGGAAAGAGATTATAAGTAAAGCTTGGAGTATTAAGTTTATTATTCTAGCTGGTGTATTATCTGCAAGCGAAGTTATCTTACCTTTATTCTTTGATTACTTTGATAGAGGTACATTTGCTATTTTAAGTTTTATTGCAGTATTTGGTGCTTTTATATCTAGATTAATTGCACAAAAGGATGTAGAATGAAAAGTAAAACTAGAGCAGTAATTGCAGGTCTTGTATTATCTGCAGGTGGTTTAATTGGTATTGCATCACATGAAGGTTACAGAAGTGAAGCATATATACCAGTTGTTACTGCAGCAGGTTCTGACGTGCCGACAATCGGTTTTGGCAGCACAACTAACTCTGATGGTAGTAGGGTAGCGCTAGGGCAAAGAACAACGCCTGTAGCCTCTTTAAAACGCCTTGGTGAGCATGTCGAGGTCTTTGAAGATGCTGTCAGAAGATGTGCTCCTGTGCCAATGTATCAATATGAGTTTGATGCTTACGTTTCCCTGACGTACAACATCGGTGGCAATGCGTTTTGTAAAAGTACTTTATCTAAGAAGTTAATAGCCTATGATTATGAAGGTGCTTGTAAAGAGATTCTAAAATGGGATAAGTTTCAAGGTAACTCTTTACCGGGATTAACTAAACGTAGAACTGAAGAATATAATACTTGTATTGGTAAATAATAAATCGGAGATTAATATGCAATTAATATGGGTTAAGATGATTATTATTATAAGTTTAATTACAGCAGTATTCTTAACTCATACTTGGCAAGTTAATAAAGCCGTAGATAAAGCAGTTGCTGAACAGGTTTTAATATATAATAAAAAAATACAACAACTTGAGATTAAAAGCCTCAAAGCTGAATCTGAATTGAAAGATAAAGTGCAAGCTATCAAAGGAGAAAAAGATGCTCAAATCAAAGCTATTGATCGTAAGTATAATACTACTATTGCAAGCTTGCTCAACCGTCCCGAAAGAAGTACCACAAGCAATTCTACCTCAAGTACCTGTAATGCAGAAAGCCCCAAAGGAGCTACTGGAGCGCAATTATATAGAGATGATGCAGCAGTTCTTATCCGGTTCGCTAGAGATACCGAAGAATTAAAAACGCACTTACTTGCTTGCTATCAGCAGTATGACAGTGTAAAAGATCAGTTAGATAGTTATCGCAAATAAAAGAAAACCCCTCAAAGGAAACCTTACGGAATCTTCTGAGGGGCTTTTTTACGTCTATGCTTTATGCACAGAACTCTTTCAATTGTTCTACTGTCAGATTACCAGTTTTGCGTTTTACAACTTGCATATCATCTATTAGTAACAGCGTAGGTACTGAACGAATATTATACTCAGTAGTAGCTGTTGGATCAGCATCAATATCTACGGTAGTTACTGGAATACCAAGGTCAGTAGCTGCGATGGTTTTAGCAAGAGGTTGACAATTCTTGCACCAGTGCGCTTTAAAGATTACGAGATTTTTCATTGTCCGTGCCTTTCTGTATATAAATATCCAATGTTTTTCAAAGAATCGATTGCAAGTTTTCTTGCTTCTATTGCTAATTGTTTTGCTAAATCTTCACCATACTTACTGATACTAAAAGACTTACTTTGTTGTACACCTTCACCATTATGCCAAACCGCTCTCCAATTGTTAGCTACTTTAGAGTATGTTACACCAGTTATTCCAGATGTATTATGTGACATTTTCTTAATATTGTGAGAATTGTCTAAAGCAAGAACAATTTTCAAATTTGAAATGTTATTGTTGTGAGGATTACCATCGATATGATCAACCATATATCCTTGAGGTATATTGGTATTGTTTAGCATTTCATAAATTATCCTGTGAGAATAGTAAGACTTACTATTTACACTAATTGCAGAATTTCTTGGTAATCCGTTTTTATAAAACCTTAGACAACCAGCATCTGTATCCTTGTATACAATTACGTTTCCAAATTTATAGTTGTATCTTGTATGTTTCCACTTCAGACACGTTGGTGAAGTTTCATCATAATAAAAAATATCTTCCCAATTCATACGTTCCTTTCAGTTTACATACAAGCTTCACATTCACCCTTACTGGCTTGTACACCAGCTTGAGTATAAATGTAATACAACGCTAAGATATTAGGATCACGGAAAGCTTCAGCGTGAACTTCAGCAATCCAAGCAGGGTCTTCATCTGCAGCAAAGAACAGATTTAATGACTGCCATTGATCAATGTATCGACTCCGTGCAGATGCTAATCTTAACACAGCTTTCTGGTTGATCTCAAACGCTGTTTTAAATATTTCCTTCTCAGCAGCAGTTAACCAATCTACATGCTGGACAGACCCCTGCTTATCTGTAATTTCTTGAATGTGCTTCTTAGTGTGAATACCTTTTTTCTTCATCAGTTCAAGTAATACAGGATTCAAACGATCAATCTCACCAGCAGAAGTAGTTTGATTATAACTCATAGCTGGATCAGGATTAATACCTTCAGATACACCGCCCATTAGTAATGCAGTAGATTTGGTAGGTGCAATAGCAATTAAGTGCGTATTACGAATACCGTAACCTTTACACCACTCAGGTTCACCTAATAGGCTTGCCATAGCTTTAGTAGCACCTTGTGCTTGCTCCCAAATAACGGATTGAATCTCTTGACTTAACCTGTGTGCATCAAAGCCCTCAAACGGCAGCATCTCTTGCATAAACAACGTATGAATACCGCATAGACCTAAACCAAGTGCTCTACTCTTTTCAGTAAACCGAACAGCTTTCTCTAGACCGTTAATACCTTTAGCACGTTCAATAAACTCTGAGGCTACACAATCTAAGAAGATAGTAGCCCAATAAGCTGCATTAGTGTGCATCCATTCACGATACTTAGCTGCATTCATTGAAGACAGTACACAAGTATATGTGTGCTCCAGATCGTTGAATAACATAATCTCAGAACATAGCTGCGAGTTATTAATCATCAATCCACGATCTGTGTAAGTAATCGGACGCTTTGCATTTGCTTTGTCAATGAAGAAGAAATAACCTTTACCAGTTACCATTTTAACCTTCATTGCTTTTTGGAATCGTTCAAGTGCTTCTTGATCACCTGATTCTAAACGATCAATAAAGCTTTGTCTGATTGTCCACCCTGCATTTGCATCATCTGGTTCTGCTAAGATGTGATCAGATACTTCGTTAAAATCACCATGTTCAATATCTAAGTAAAAAGCCCATGCACCTCTACGTGCAGTCCCTTGCGCGATATTACGCATAGCATTAACGTGCTCTTTAATCACAGGTAAAACACCAGAAGCTTTACCGCCTACGCTAATCTTAGAACCACGGGGACGAACTGCACTTAGATCAGTTGCTGTACCAAAACCGTACTTAGTCAGCATTGCAACTTCATGCAAGTTACTGTAGAAACCATCTACAGAGTCATCAGCAATGGTTCCTGAGCATGATACAGGCATTCCACGGCTTGTACCCATGTTGGCTAGTACAGGGGTGCTAGGAGATAACCAACCGTTCCAAAGCAGTTTAAAGAACTCTGCTTCAGCATTAGGAAGCATTGGTACGTGTTTTGCTGCAGTAGAGGCTATCCTCTCAAATTGACCACGTACAGAACGCCCTTCAGTTTGATATTCATATTTATCTTTGAACATCTGATAACCTGCAGTTGTATACCATTGAGGAACCAAACCTTTTTCTTGTAGTTGCTTACGCTCTTCGCTTAACTCTTTATAAATATTACTCAACGCTATTCTCCTTTTTCCAAACAAATCCTGCACTATCCCAATTACGGTGATACTGATTACCCATACCGCTGAAGAAGTCATTGAAGGTGTAGTCGTTAATACCCTTGTAGAAGTATTCAGCGATTGGATTATACTTTACATCGTACTCTTTTGCAAACCCTAATTGCTTTAAGCATTCATTAATTCTTGATTGTACAAAGTTCTCAAGTTGATGTGCAGTGATACCTTTAATTTCACCTTGCTCAAATAACTTAGCGATAATCTGGCATTCGTGCTCATATAGCTTTTGTGCAACTAGTCGAACTTGTGCTTCAATTGCTGATTTATGCAACTCAAAAGCTTGAGGTGAAAGGGTTTGCTTTAACTGCTCTAACTTGTACTTGAAAGCCCAAGCTCCACCAGCGGAATGCAAATTCTCATCTCTTACACTGAAGTTAATCCCACGTACTACATTCATTAGTTTGTTTTTACCTTGAGATTGATAGTGCTTCAAGAAAGCAAACTGACTATACAAGATAACGCCTTCAACCATCGAAAAAGCTGCCAGTGAAATCAAATCATCGGGATGATCGATAATCTGACCAATGTGCTCCACACGTTGTTTTAACACAGGATCATTTAAATACGATGTATAAAACTCAGGTGTATCAATGTGTAATAGTTGGTTGATCTTGTTATAAAACGGTGCATGTACTGCAAGTTCAAACATGGAGAAGACGGAAGCCATGCGATGGAATTCTGCACTATCAAACATGTTCTTAAATCGTCCACCCCAATATTCAGAACCTGCGTGAGTTTCGTAGATACTGAATAGTTTCAACGTAGTAATCACTGCATGTTTTTCTGCAGGTGTAAAATTTACTAATACGTCTTGAATATCTTTCTCTACTTTAATTTCATCTGGTAGCCAAAATACTTTTAGTTGTTGATCTGCGAACTCAATCGGTTCTTGTCTTTCATTAATCGGCAACAGGTGCTTTTCTAGCATTATTCTTCCTTAAATTGTTAATTTTATTTATGTAGTTTTGAATACTGAACATTGTATTTGTTCTCAAGACTACATAACATTTCTTTTCTAGTTGCAATTGCAAGTCTAAGCGCCTCATTATAACCATGTTTTTCAACAGTGAAGTACTTATACAATCGTTTATTTTGACCTGATTTAGTTTGAATAGTATGATCTGTAACAGAAGCAACAAACCTATTCATTACACTATCAAAACTTACGCCAACAGGTAGTTCTTTATCTTTTGTAATCACATTCCTGTTGCGATTGTTTTCAGATTGAGTGACTACTCTCAAGTTGTCAATCTTATTGTTACTTTTGTTAGTATCTATATGGTCAACAACTTTATCTTGTGTTACATCTAAACCGTGTAAAATTGCAACTATCCTGTGACACCTGTAAAGTTTATTGTTTATGTTAACGCTCCAATATCCTGAGCTTTTAGAAAGGTTACCAGCCATTGAGCCATCTTTAGTATTTCTTTTATTACCAGTTATCCAACGTAAACAAGATTCTACGTTTTCATCGTAATAAAGAATTTTATCAAGTTTTTCTTTTGTTGGTAGAACATTTACATGAACAGGCTTCGAAACGTTCAGAAGATCGTTGTTTATGTTTTCATTGTACAATTTAATCTCAAGTTCAATTGCATCAAACTTTGATAAATCTTTCTCGACAATTTTAACTACCAATCTGCCGAACTTTTCCACATAATCTTTATACTTTATACCTCTGTTAGAAGTTGCATTATTTCTAAAAGCCCTACTGAGTGAACCACTCCCAATATATTTAATTACACCAGAAGGGTCACTGTGAGTATATACACAACAATTATTCATCAAAACTATCATCTATTTGTCTGTATTTATCTCTAGCTTCTAATAGGTTTTGTGCATCTTCTGTCTCATATCTTGAACGGTAGACATCTTCTGTTAACTTACTCCCACTTGCTTTATCAATAGCTGCTTTACTAGCATAACCACCATAAATCCAAGCTTCATCTGTACGTTCTGAACCTACCCACCTACTGCACACGACAATTTCATTAAATCGATTACGGTGCTGCAATCCATCTTGGCGTTCGAACGGTTTACTTATGTCCATACCTAAAGAATATAGAAAGCTTTTAAACTTAATCTCTTCATTTTCAAATTGTGCTGAATAATTGGGCATTGCTTTTACTATCTCAGATTCTGAAATAATGCACAGTGCTACAATAGCGTTTGGACGTGGAGGGAACTTTAA